CACGTTCTACCACGAAGTCAGCTAACGGGCCATAGAGTTTAACTTTGCGGAGCATAACGATACCTCTTACCAGTACATTTTAGGAGCCATTCGTCTAATAAGTCTTCTGTACTTAGTCTCCCAGTACAGTGATGCAACACTTTTTGTTGAGGAATGTAGACTCCGACATGGTTTAGTCCTGGGTGCATCATAGACATAAGTAGAACATCTCCCTTTTCAAATCCTTCTTCTGGTCTTAATTCCCTAAAACCTGCCTCGGCTGATAAAGATTCAAATAATGGATGATCTAAAAAGTCAGCAGGTGTTCTGGGTCGTTCCCAATCTTTTAAAATGATACTTAATTCCTCTTTATACCAATCTCTTACTAAAGTCCAACAATCAGAAACACCCCAACACCAAGGTCTTCCCAATAAAGGTGCTTTGTATCCATTGGGTTCACATTCTCCCCATGTTTCAGTATTTGGATTAACAATATGCCAAGGTAATTTACTTGCTTCACAACTAATTAAATCTGCTTTACTTGGAGTCGGATAAGTAACAGGATGAGAATGAACAATAGACATAATCGTTCCTTTGTCTGACCATTTTGCATAGTCATCAGGATCTAATAAAAAAGTTGTTGTTGGCTCGTCAGCAATATTGCTGCAACGCTTGTAATGCTCTTTCCCCTTTATTAATACAACTAAACCAACAGACTCTTTGGGATCTGCCTCCTTTGCGTGAAGTAACGCAGCTTCTTTCCACTTCATGCGAAGAACGTCCCAACACCAGGAAATTCAGAGCGTAGGCACTGTCTTTTAGGTCCACGAACTCCTTGTAAATCTAAAGAAGCACTTAACTCAAAAGATACAGATTCTCTCGATTCACTTGATTTTCGATCAACAATCCAAGTTTCTCTAGGAAACTCAGCATAAGGATCTGGTGTCCCTAAAGGATTACTGTTTCCAGGGAAATTAACAGCATCTAAGTATCGTGCCAATGTTCTTATCCTAATTAATTCTGAACCTGCTAAATCGTTTCCAGGTGTTGTTTCGTTTGCTGTTTGTAGTATTGCTGTTACAGCAGAGAGAGCATTACTAATTGTTAATCCTGGTCTTGGAACTTGACCTGATTTATACTCAAAACCAGAGGCGGCTATAGGTAAACGAGTATAAGAATTTCCTTGCCAGACAACCTCCCCATTTGAATTTAAGTTCGTCCCTGCATGAAATCTTTGCGTAGTTGTAACGCTATCAGGATTACCTGTTGCATAGTGTATTCCTTCTTTTAATTTCAATTCAAATAACTCAATAATTGCTGATGGATTTAGCTTTTGTAATTCTTGGTAAACGCTACTAATTGCAGTCCAAGTAACACCACCATCTACAACAGTACTTTCTAGTTTACGAGGCCAAACAGGTTCAGACGAACCACTCGTCCCTGCTGTCGTAACTTTAAAAACAAAGCCAGTATCTTGGACAGTGGTGGCTCGTCTTACATCACCAACACTAAAAGATGTACTGGCTGCCCATGCTGCTACTGCTGACATTAGGGTTCAAATACCTCCCTAAATGTTGCACTAATTGTTGCTCTATTTAAGTATGGAATACTTTTATTCCAGCTAGGACAAACATATTTACTTGAAGAACTTTCCCCTGGAGCTGTCCAAGTAAAGCTTGCAGAATCATTTGCTCTCGCTATTAAAAATGCCTCAATTGTATCTGCATCTGCTTCAGATACTTTAAAAGTAACTCTATAAACTCTTGGATCTTGATGCTGTGCTAAACCAAATAAAATTCTTTGCTCGTACCCGTCTGCAAATTGGATAGTCCTTGTTTTGGGATTGTGTGTCTTTTGAACTCCGTAAGTTGGAGTGACGTTTGGAAAATTTGCCATTACGCTAATAAGCCTCCAGGTCTTTTCTCTTTAACTAATTCAGCTTGTATTGCTGCTGCCAGCATACTTCCTAATTCTTGAGCTGCACCAGCATCTCCTTCAACTGACGATCCAGAAGCATCTACATTAACTACTACGTTAGCTCCTCCCATTTCGTGATTTGGAACGATATTACCGCTAGAACCTGGAACAAATAATTCTGGGCCTTTTTCTCCTACAAGGTAAGGTGATCCTCCTGATACTGGGCCTCCCGAAGCCATTGGTTGAATACTTGAATGACCTGCTACATGACGACCAATATTTGTATCAACAGCAGAACCAAAACCCGATCCCACCGTCCCTGATCCTGAACCAAAAGATCCCGATGGTACTGTGTTACTACCTAAAAAGTTCAAACCTATTCCTAATATCTTCATTTTTATTTGCTGTGCAATCATCTGTGCAGCCATGTCCAAGAAATGATCTGCTGTTCTTTGGAATAAATTTCTTAACGCATCTTGCGCTGTCATCGACCCACTAACTATTCCCTTAAACGATTCACTAAAAGCACTACTGATGCTGTTAGCTAATTGAACCACCTGATATTGAGCGTTATTAAGCTTTCTTAACTCCTTTTCAGTAGATTCTATTGCTGTGTTTATTGATTGTGCTTGTCTTTCTGCTGCTAGAGCTAGTTCATTCCTTAAATCCCTTTCCTTCTCAAATTGCGTTATAAGTTCCTTCTCTTTTTCTATTTGTGCGTCCAGATCCTTTTGCTGTTGCTCAGTAAAACTATCTCTCTGGTAACTCATACCAGTGTAGTAACTTAAATTCCTTGCCTCTTCCCTGCTCCTTTGATTTTTCTGCTCTTCTTTAAATGCTTCCCTAGTGGCTTTTATTCTCTTTTCTACTAAAGCATTAATTGTTTCTTCTACACCTTGAGTTTGAAGCATGATCCTATATCTTAATTCTTGCTCTGGAGTCATATCTTTTTCTTGTGCCTTAATTGCAGCTATAGCTGACTGAATATCTATTGCACCTGCTGTAGCTTCAAATGCTTGTGCATCTCCAAAAAATTCTGCGAATAAACCACCTCTCTTACCTCCATATCGTTTAAAGCCTTTTGCTATTTCTAAAGCTTCTTGCTTAGTTACTCTTAGAGCTTTACCTAATTTTGCTATCTGCCCTGCACTAAATTCTGAACTAAGACCCATCGAGAGCATATCTTTATTTAGATTTGAAACCTCCGTTCTAAATTGAACTACTTCCGCTACTTTAGAAGCAAGAGCAGATGCAACTATACCTCCTGCAAAACCGCCCCCAGGAGTAACCGCTTCTCCTATTCCACCACCTAGTGCGCTAATAGCTGCAACCCCAGGACTCTGACCAAATAAAAGAGGGAAACCACCACTAATACCTGCGGCAGAAGCTATCCTTCCTAAGGGCAACCCCTTAGGTCCAGGTAGCAACTGTCCGTTTGCTGCAAAATTTAAAGGAGAGCTTGGTCCTCCAACAATACTACTTATTCTTCCTCCTCTTCCCCCTCCCGTTCCACTGACACCTTTGAGTCCTATATTTTCTAGCTCTAGTTCATGTAAAAGAGTCTTTAATTGTTCCTTATCTTGTGCTGTTATTGCTCTTTCTAGTTTTAGTCTCTTGGCATCTGTGGCTACTCCTTTCTTATCAAAAGTAGCTAAGAGTTTTTCTATTCTGTGCTTTTTATTTAAAAACTCTACTTCTTGTTTATTTGTTACCTGTATTCGTTTTGCTCTTTGCTCTTCCCTGTGAGTTAAATTATCGAGTTCTTTTAACTGCCTTCCTATCTCACCTGCATTTCCAAAATCAGCAGCATTTCTTGTCTGCCCCATTGAGGTGGAAACAACACCGTATTGTTTTACTAGACCTTGTATTCCTTTTTTAAAGTTAGCTATTTCGGGGCTACTTATACCTTCAAAAGTAGAAAGAAGAGTTTCTAAATTCTGTCTTCTTCTAAGTAATCTAGTGTGACTTGTAGCAAACGTACCAGTGCCTTTTCGTTGGAGATCTATAGGTAAAGCAGCCCCTCTTTTTGGTATCGGAGGGTTTTTATATCCGTCATATATTTGAGTGCCATGACGATCTATAGGACCGTGCATCCTCTGACCGTAACGCCCTCTTCTTGCTTTATTTTCTAGTCTTGTAGCTTCTTTTGCCTTATCATTAATCGCTTTCTTTTCAGCAGCAGCTTGTTTATTGATTAAATCTAAATCTTTAAAATCTTGCTTTACCTGTTCTTTTGCTACTTTGAGTTTTGCTTCTGCCCATTGAAATCTACCTTCTTCCGCAGCTTCCATAGATCGTCCAATATCCTTTTGCCTCTTTTCAACGTCTAGACCTATCTTCGCTAATTTATTATTCTCAGCCGTTATCCTTCCTTGTCTTACTCTAAAAGCATTTATTTTATCTGCGTTATAAAATCTTTTTCTTGCCTCTTCATTTTCTATTCTTTTCTCACGTATTTGTTGTGCCCTTTGCTGTGTTGTAGTTCCTTGTTTTCCTCCGATTTTTACAGCCTTACCTAAATCATTTTTTATCTTGTTTTTTAAGTTTCGTAAGTCCTGGCTGAACTGACGAGTAGCTAACTCAATATTTACGGTATAGGTTGCGCCGCCGTCTGCCACTAGATTACCTAATCAATAGTAATAGTTTAGCGCACGTTCTTGTATTGGGACTTTCTTCGAGCATCTTCGTATGCTTTTTCTTCTCTTTCACCTTTTAATTCAAGATATGCGCTCCATGCGTATAGCTCTTCTGTTGTCATCGTAGTTGCTATTTCTTTGTGAGTTTTGCCTAACTTTTCAGCTATTGCAAATTGGAGATAGAGGTAACTATTCTTCTCCAATTGTGCTTTTTACCGCATCTGGGTCAACCTCATCCCCCAAATCTTGCATCTTAGCCATGATGTCCAGTAAGACACTTAAAGGAACTTCTCTCCTTAGAGATGGTCTATCTGCTTCTGTAAATAAGGATTTTCCTGAACTATCTTGTGCTTTTTCGATGATTACCTGGAGCGCAAAATCAAGACTACCTTCTTCATCTCCCTTACCCATTGCTCTTAGTGTGGTATTTATCTTGTCTCTATCAGCAATGGTTATAGGGGACCAGAAGATCTTAAGTACTAAATCTTCCCCCTTATAAATAGCGTAACTACTACGATTTTCGACATTGTAAGCTTTTTTCAGCTTGTCTATAGCACGTTCAGCAGCCATGTAATTCTGTATTTACTCCTGTAGTATAACCTATAAGTCTAAATAAGCTCTTGGTTGATAATTGTATGCTTGACCTGAACTACCTACATTTCCCGTATAGTTCTTACTCTTAAATGTTGTCTTTCTATCTGTCTTCCGTATAACAAAATTCTTGGAACGAAAAGCTCTATTGATGTCCCTCATTAAGTACTGAGTGTCATTCAAGTAAATCCTGTACCAACTAGGTTGTGGGTATATCTTAGGTGTTAAATTTTTAGTTCTGCCATGTTGAGCGTAAGTAACTTTCTTTCCACTTGTATCCATCATATTCTGAAAATGATGAATTTTTTCTCCCCAGAAACCCGTTGCAAACAGAGCGTATTCAGAAGCGTTACCTATATATAAAGTCTGAGCTATAGGCACTACAGAAAAATTAGGTCTTCGTGTTTGTCTAGGTCTACGAGCCGCTTGAATGGCTTCTTCATCCCAGTAAGGAGGATTAGGATCTCTTTCTAGTTCACCTCCTTGAACTGGTGCAGTACTAACTACCCAACTCTTAGCAAAACTACCTGTCCACCACGGTCCTTTATCTTGCAAAGTATGAACAATCTCTTTTGCTGACTCAGTTCTTGCTTGTCTTACAGCATTTTCAATATCATTAGCAAGACTATTTAAACTCTTCTTTCTAGGCATTGGCTGTAAAAGTGCAACTTACTGTACTTAAATAATGGCTATTATTTTCGTTGTTGGTAAAAGACGGTCCAGATATTTCTGAAACACGGGGAGATACAGAGTATGTATCTGTGTAGTCGGAAGCATTTATGGAAATTAGACCATCTATGACTGATTGAGATACGGCAGAGGACTCGCCACTTCCTTTATCTTTTGGAGTTAAGATACCACAGACTACTCTACCAGTGTAGTAAGTTTGGGCTGCTCCTTGAGGTTGGTAAGTGGCTGTATCGAAGTCTATACTTACAAGAACGTACTTCTTCATTCTACCTGGGGTAGTAAAAGGAGTGTTGTCAAATACTACTGTAACCTTTGGTTGATCGTCCTTTAAGGAGTCTCTTATAGCAACTTCTAAGGCTGCTCTAGCTTTAACTAAAGTCATTAGAAAACCACATCTATACGGAAAAGATACTCCTGACCGCCCTTAAGTGTCCTTATATCCGTTATTTTTGCAATTCTGGTTGACCCAGAGAAAGTTAAAGATACTTCATCTTGAAGAAGAGGTTGGTTATCTCCTATCAGGTCTGGGGTGATGTATAACCTAGCAGTATTTTCTTGATAACCCCCTTCCTCACTAGAGTTGACAAATTCAACAGGTACTTTGATAACGTAATCTGTTTTAACAGCGTTTAGGTTTCCTGTTGCTGCGTTGTATGTACCCATAGCTTTACGGCTATAAGTGATACTTGTGTCTAAAGCTGTTCCAAGATCAGATACTACCTGCTTGGCAATTGCTTTAAATGCTGTGTCTAATGCTCCTGCCATAATTAACCTCTAACTACCCGAACTTGATAGCTGCCACTTCCACCAAGACAATAAGCACCAAGATAGGACTGCAACCAAGGATAAACGTCAAATACATTGTTAATCGTTCCAACACCTTGACTGTCGGTGTTGTACTTCACCTCTATATCTCCTAGTTTGACCTCTTCGTAAGTTCCGTCAGTACCTTTGTTACCAGTTATTGCATCTGTCTCATTTGCTAATGCCCTGCTTAATTCATATTGTGCATATTTAATATCTTTTGGTATAGCAGTACAAGCAAGTTCTACATCATCAACGTGATAATTATTTCTAGGCCATTTTAATGCTTGTCCGTCATCACATCTATCACCATAGAAATTAAGACTATCAATCCATCTCGTAGCAGATATTAATGCTCGATTCTTTTGATCATCCGTCTTATTATCCCAAGTGGTTGAATCTGGGACGGTTTCAAA